TTACCTGCGGGTTACGCGGTAGTCGACTTGACGAGCATAGGCACGACGACCTTGCGCAGCGCTCATAGCGTCGATGAGCTTTGCAGTAGCGGTTACTGCGAGGCTTGCGACGATGATCACTGTGATCGGGTCTTCTTCCCAACGCTTCTTGATCTTGTCGAACATTTCGGGGTCCTTTCGGGTAGGGGTCTCGTTATATCAGGTGTTTTTTCTGCGAGGAGAATTCTGTGATCATTGAACATGCCGGCGTCAAAGGAATGCATTGGGGTGTTCGTAAACGGGATGCTCCTCGTGGGTCAAGCAGTGAACTTGCAAAGGCAGATCATTCAGCAAGGAACAAGAAGATTGCTATCTCCGCTGGAATCGGTGTTGCTGTAGCGGCTTCCTTATTTGCGGGGCATCGGTATCTTTACACTGGTGGAGGATCTAATGCCAGAGCGGTTGGTAAACTAGCAACCGAATCCTCTTTGAGAAGAGTTGGGTCAACGCCAGCTAAAGCAATCAAGACGCCGTCTGCTGCCACACTTAGACGATCCGCAGAGCACCAAGCATTCATGAAGCAGTTCGCTGCAAAGCAAGACCTAATCAACAAAGCAGCCAATCTTGATCTTAAGCGTGGTTACGAACGGGGAATGGTGCCAATCCCCAAAAGAGAGTTTCTACCAAGTTGGACCTAGGAGGTCGACGTGTTTGCTGTAGATGATGGGTTCTTTTCAGGCAATTTCAACTTTGCAGATTTCTGTTTCTTGTTGGCGACAATCTTCTTTGCTATCGCATTTATTGTGAGGGCGCTGGCAAGACCAATGCCAATTGACACGGTGATGGTTGCGGCAGGTCTTACGGCAATTGCACTAGGATGGTTGGTGATTTAGATTATGCTCCCCGGAAAGCAAGACTTAGAATTGTATCGAGGTGATTCGTACGACTATCGGTTTATTCTGTGGGCAGACCTCGAACAAACCGAACCTGTTGATCTTGCCGGGGCTACTGCTAAAGCAGAGATTCGTGATAAGTCTGGCGGGACAGTTATTATGAGTTTTGATTGTAGCATCGTGCAACCTAATACGGTTGACGTTAGCATTAAACCAACGATGTATGTAGTCACACCTAAGAAGGCCGTATGGGATCTTCAGGTAACATTTCCAAACGGAGCCGTTCGTACACAATTGTATGGAACGGTGAAGTTTACTGGGGATGTAACTGATTCAGCATGAGGAGCATTTTTTATGGCTGATCAAACTACAGAAGTTGTTGTTATCGAGAAAGATGGCGCCGTTGTAGTCAATGTAACGGATAGGCCACCGGTAGAAGTTATTCACATAGGTAATCTCGGTGCTGGTCCTGGCCCAAAAGGTCCACCGGGAAACGACGCCAAATGGGTATCAATGACGCAAGCCGCGTTTAACGCACTACCTGTAAAAGACCCGAACACTCTATACGTGATTTTGAACTAAGGAGAAACAATGGCCCTTCTTGATGCACTGCTCAACATTGGAGCAACGGCGATGGGTAACGCCGCTACACACCTTGCCCTTCATTCCGCCGATCCTGGTGCTACCGGGCTGAATCCAACCACCGCAGCTCGAGTCGCGGCCGGTTGGGGAGCTCCAGCTAACGGCGATTTGACCATCAGTAACAAAGCGTTTACTGGTGGAGCAGCTAATGGATCAGTTACTCATGTAGGGTTTTGGTCAGCAGCTACCGGTGGTACTTTTTATGGATCACAAAGCATCACTGGCGATCTCACGTTTAACTCTGCTGGTGAATACACAATCACGTCTCTTGCCGTGAACGGATCTTCAACGTAGTTTGGCCAAGGGAGTTTGAGCAATGGCAACATGGATCGCTAATGGAACGCCAGGTACTACCTCAGCGTCTCTCCCGCCAGGAACAGCTGTCGACGACTATGTTGTCGTAACCGCATATAAAGCGACAGCCACTGCTCCAACTCTTCCTGCTAACTGGACGTTGATTACTTCTACGGCAACACTTCCTGCGCATCTTGTTGCTGCTCGCAAGTATGATGGTGTTTGGACGATGCCTGTGTTTACGGGTGCTGCTCGATGTGATTCTGTTACTATTCGCCCAAGCGTTAACACTGCGATTAAGGCCGGTGCAGTTTTAAGTGAAGCTAAGAATGTAATCGACGTTACTTGGAGTGCTCTTTCTCTGCAAGTTACAGACGGTTCGAGTGTTATTCTAAGAGGCGTTTCTCATACTCGTAACGATGTGGCTTTTCCTCTCCCAGCCAACCATACGTTGATCAGCCAAACAGGTGTTCAACCGGGGTATGGTACCTGGCGAAGGAACGACAGTTTAAGTTGTCCGTCAGTTACGATCACGGTTAGCAGAGCTACCACTTACACTGTATTCTCAACTGAATTTCGAGAGGTTCCTGCTCCAAATAAGGGATCGGCGAGTGCTTCCAACAGCTGGACAATCGCTGCAACTGGTGAGACAACTGGCATATTTCTCGCTGGTGTTGGAGCGAAAACCAGCGGGGATGCTGGAACTACTTCTCTTTCTATAAGTCGTCCGACACTCGGCAATGATGCCGATAACATTACTTTTTCAGCGCGAACGATAAAGCCGAGTACTGCCACAGGATCTACGCCATCTGGGTGGTTTAATATTGCCGCTGGTGTCGGTGGAACAGGAGCTAGTACTGTTGACGAAGGTGCGACAGGCATTGTTCTTGATTATCAAAGACTTGTTGGTGGAGAATCGGGAGCAGTTAACTTCGCCCAGGGAAATTCGCCTGATTCTGTAACCGGTTGTATGGTGACATACCAACGAACAACCGGTAGGGATTTGGATGTTATCGTTAGTATAGCCAACGACACAACACATGGTACTGGGCGAAGTGCTCTAGCTTCAAACAGTATCCCTACTAAAATTGGGGATGTTTTACTTGCTTTTGTTGCTTTGGATACTGACTCAACAACGCCATTCACAGCTCCAACAATCTCAAATAATTGGCACACGATAGTTACTACCGAATTGGTTGGTACTGGTGGATCATCAGAAGGCAACAACACAGGACTCGCTATTTATGAAGGTTTGGTTACAGCCGGATCTGCCAATAGCATAGCCCCAACACTTACCTTAACTGAAGGGCCCTCTAACTGTGGTCCGGTTGTTTTCGTCCGGTTGCGTGAGATTGATCCTCCGCAAGTAATTCAAGCTGCGTACGGGTGGTATGATGAGGGCACACAAGCCGCAGCTCCAACTTTAGCTGCACAAGACACACCGATTTCTTTAACTAAAGATGGAACAACCACAGTTCAGTTGCGAACTCGGATTCAAAATCGGAAATCCCTAGCTGTCCCCAATTATGAGTATAAACTACAGTATGAGAAAAACGGGTCTAACGTTTGGACAGATGTTTCATCGGATGTCTTGGTTCGTTACGATCCATCAATGGCGGCCATACAATCGTATTATTGTGGCGACACTGCCGCATATCACACGTTTGGGCAAGCTTTTAAAGGAAACGGACAAAAATTAACAAAAATTCTTTGGATGGTTTCTAGCAATGCTGCCGCGGTTGAAGATACTACGGTTCAAATCTTTGCTCATACCGGTGTCTATGGGGTCAATGGACTTCCAACCGGTCCAGCATTAGCTACTTCAGCTCCAGTTTCTGCAGCAACAATGACCTCAGCCGCAACACCAACGGCATATTGTGAATACGTTTTTGACGGTTCTTTTGTTTTGGAAAAAGATACCAGCTACTTCGCAATGTTTCAAAGTGCGGGTATTGCTACGGGAATCGTTTATGTTGGTTTGTGTAACTTTGGTTTAGGTGGACTGAGAGTCCCCCCAGGGATTGGTAATACAGCAATTGACCTTGGTGGGTTCCTGGCGGCCACCGGTAACGCAGCAGCCTTTACTATTTGTACTACAGTTCGGCCAACAGCAGTGAGCGGATTCGATTCTCCGAATTTAACAGAATATTCAGCAACAACTCGACGTTTGACGGTTGGCACTGGGACTTTTGTGGCTGGAAAGGCTGGCGAAAAAGGATTTTCATTAGCAACAATCACGGGTCTTAATTACACTGAGAATTTAAATCCGATTGCGATTGACACAACTAGATTTTCTGGTGGGGATTCTTTACGATTTAGATCTTCACTTCGTGGTCAAGTTGTACCTCTTGGCGGAGATCTTTCATCTTGGCTTACTTACAATCAATACCCAACGATTAATATTGTTGGCGGACTAGCCCCAAACTTTGGCGAAGCAGATTTTAATTACGAATGGAAAACAACAGCAGTTGGGTATGTAGCAAGATTTGGTACTGCTAGCATAGACAACACCTGGGTTCCCACCGCGTCCGGTTTTACCCCGTCTACAGGAGACAAACAGGGTAGGATAACTGCTTCGTGGGATGCGTCAACTACGGCTATTGGCAAAAGAGATCCACTAGCAACCGTTACTGCGATCTATTCCTACAGTTCGTACGTCTTTGCGTATCGTCCTGGTAAAGGTAATGCTGCGATTACGTTTTCTTACAACGTCAATGGAACAGGTAGTCGATCCCCTAAGGCGAGTTCTTCGGCCAATCATACCTGGACTTTAATTGCGCAAGGAGTTAAGCCTCTTCCTGGGCAAAAGCAAGGTACGTCGCTTGCTACTTGGGCTGAAACAATTTCCGCTGTAGGCACGCGTACGCCAAAAGCTACTGCAACCGCAACATATCTAGAAATTGTTACAGTAAACGGAACGAAATTTCTTCGAGGAACTGCGACAGCAACCTGGAATGAAGTTATTTCTGTGGTCGGTAAGAAGCCGCTTCGTGGATCTGCAACAGTTTTGTGGTCAGAGTCGGTTACAACTTCTGGTAAGAGGGTTGCCAAAGCAAATAGCGTGGTTTTTCATAGCTGGGATGCTCTTGCTTCTGGTAAGCACGAGTCAATTGCCATCGCTATATTGGATATTCTCTGGAAAATTGCGGCTATTGGTGTAGGAACCAGAGGAATTACAATTTTGAATGAAGCAGACAGCGTTTATCTTGGTTCTACTCAAGTAAAGGCCGTTTACGTCGGGAATCAAAAAGTCTGGGAAGTTTGACCTTGATAAGGAGGCTATGTGACACCCGGTAAATACGATTTGAACCTATATCGAGGCGATACAAACATTTTCCGGGTTGTTTTGTGGACTGACGATCTTCTGACAGTAGCGTATAGCTTAACCGGCTGCGTAGTGTCCGCTGAGATTCGTGAGAAGTCCGGCGGAACACATATTGTTTTCCTCGATGTACGTATTATTCTACCGAATACTGTAGAAGTAACAATGAAGCCGAGCATGTACGCTGGCTGTCCAACAAAAGGTGTATGGGATCTTCAAATCACCGTCACAGCTACGGGTGAGGTACTCACGCCTCTCGCTGGCTTTGTAACCGTAACCCCAGATGTAACAGGATCTACTCAGCTTTAGGAGCAACGATGGCAACCACCCCAGAAGTTATTGAAATTGGCAACGTCGGTGGTCCCGTTGGGCCAACAGGCCCTAAAGGTGATAAAGGTGACGTAGGTCCTGCTGGTCCCCCAAGCTCTGCCGCAACAATTAGCAATGCACCGGCCGGAACTATTTCTGGAACGACCGTTCAAGCGGCTCTTAATGAGTTGGATACTGAGAAACTTGCTAAGACCACGGATACATTTACAGGGCAATTGACAGTCACAGCTAATACCATTGCGGCTGTGCAACTTAAAGCATTAACGGGTGGAACCGCACATATTGAATGGCAAGACGAACTTGGTGCTCGTCGTTGGCGGCTTCAACGTGCTTGGGTTGGCGGCGATTTTGCTTTACTTCGTTGTGATACCGCAGGTGTACAACAATCGGTCCCTTTTAAAGTTGCGGCATCAGACGGCGCGATTACTATCGATGGCGTGTCACTCACTGTTCCAACGCCAACCGCCGCAGGTCACGCTGTAACTAAGGCATATGCTGATTTAGTGATGGCTACTTCCGGAAACAAGATGACAGCGGCCATCAGCACCGATGGCGCCGTTTCATGGGATTCGTTTAACCGAGCATCATCAACAACAACGATGACTGTTTCGGATTCCGGGCATACTTGGACGCCGCTTCTTGGAACCTGGGGTATCACACTAAATCAGGCTTATAAAGTTGGTGCAGTTGCTGAAGCAATTGCAACTCTACCAGGCGTTGGGGACGGTTTGGTTGGTTGCGATGTTTGGGACGTCAGTTCTCGTCTTGCATTTAGAGTTGTTGATGCCAACAACTTTCTCTTTGTACGAATCACTGCTGCCGGCGCCGTTGAATTGTTCAAGAAAGAAGCAACGGTTAATACGCTTTTAGTGTCAGCTCAAGGCGCGCTTGTTCACTCACTGTATAATCGTCTCGAGATTTCTTTTACCGGAGCCGATATTACGATCATGGTTTCCGGAACACTCGTTGCTCAATACAAACTTACTGCTGCCGAATTGGTAACCTTCCCGATCACAGCCACCGCATGTGGGATCAGCAGTGGCACCACAGCAACTACCGCTCGTTGGGAAAACTTTTATACCTCGAAAGTACCCAAGCATGTTGTAGATAATACTCGTGTTAATGAAATGAAAATGAATGCTCGAGACAGCATCGATAAGATGGTCTCCTGGGATTCGTTTAATCGCCCAGCAAGCGTTCTTGGAAGTGGTATCAGCGATTCTGGACACACATGGACTCAAACTCCAGCAGGTGCATTTAACCTCAATGGAACTTATGTAACCAAAACTGGGGCAACCGATAACTGTCTAGCTTCGATTACTGGCGTTGGTAACGGTAGTATTGTTTGTGATGTTTACGATCAGAACAGTTTTTTAGCGTTTCGTGCCATCGACAACATGAATTATCTCTTGGGGAGAGTAACTTCTACCGGCGTTGTTCAAATTTGTAAATACGTTAACGGAGTGTTTACGATTCTAGCAAGTGGTTCTACCGGGTACCCCAATAACAACATGCACCGGCTTGAGATTACATTTCTGACGGACACAATCACAGCCTCTAATGCTGGATCATTTAGTGTGACTTATACGTTGGACGCAACCGAATACGCGTTGTTTCCGGCTACAATAACAAACTGTGGGATTGGGACTAACACTCTTGCAACAGGTCGGTGGGATAATTTCCAAACCGCAACCCAAGTTCGACATCACGCCAATCTAAGTCGTACTGGCGACACGATGACCGGCGATCTTACTATTAATAAGACAGCTTCAACCCTGGTGCTTAAGCCTACTACTGCGTCAGCGACAGGTATCGATTGGTATGATGAGGCTGGTTTTCGTCGATTCCGAATTTACAGAGATGGTGCAGGCCTAGGAAACATTAACTTCGCCAGGTATGATGCGGCAGGAGTTTTGCTGGCTCCATCAGCATTTTTGTTTGGCATGGATGGTGCTGTTAACATGTCCGGTGCTCTTTCTGTAAGAGTACCAACTCCTACAATCTCTGATGCTGCCGCGACAAAAGCATATGTTGACTCAACATATACAGCGACCACTACGCAGATGTCGAACAAGGTTTCATCAGCGATTAGTACTGATTCAGCAGTTGTGTGGGACTCGTTTAATCGCGCTAACTCAACTACTAGCATGGGCGTCTCTGATAGTGGGCATACTTGGACGTCTGTCACTGGCGTATGGGGTATTAGCAGTAATCAAGCATACAAGGTTGGTGCTACTGCAGAATGTCTTGCCACGGTCCCAGGTGTTGGTGATGGTCTAGTCGCAGCCGATGTTAACGATGCTGCTCGACTTGCTTTTCGAGTGGTAGATACACTTAATTATTTGTTTGTTAGACTTAATACGGGCACTATCGATCTGTATAAAAGAGTTGCCGGCGCTAACGTACTTCTTGCGTCCGCAACTCCTGCCGCATTTTCTGCAGTGTCTAACAGACTTGAAATTTCGTTTACAGGCCCCGTGATTAGCGTTCGATTCAATGCAGGACTCTTTATTCAGTACACATTGACTGCTGCTGATTATGCAATTTACCCGAATACGCTAACGACTTGTGGACTTTCGACATCGACTGGAACTACTCCTCGTTGGGAAAACTTCTATATTTCCACTCTTGTAAACCATGGTAACGATAAGCCAGGCGCGCTTTCTAATAAAGTTTCTACAGTTATTGGTACGGATTCCGGAGTATCATGGGACTCGTTTAACCGTCCTGCTGGCCCAATTGGAGTCTCTGACAGTGGCCATACGTGGACTGCACTTACTGGAACCTGGCTAACTACGGCTACAGGTAAGGCGTATTGTAGTACTACTCTTGACAATATCGCCATTATGCCAGGTGTCGGTGATGGTTTGGTTGCTTGTGATTCTCTGGATGTAAACAGTCGTCTCGCATTCCGAGTTGTGGATGCAAGCAATTATTTGTGGGTATGCGTCAACGCAAGTGGTTTGGTTCAACTGACAAAGAAAGAGGCAGGGGTTAACGTCTCTTTGGCGCAGGTGTTTGGCGCACCCATTAGTCAAACTCAGTACAAGCGTCTAGAAGTCTCCATGAATGGTTCAGACTTTACGGTTGCTGTTAATGGACAAGTATATCTTCAGCACACGTTGTCAACCGCTGATGCGACTACTTTTGCTAACACGTTTACAAATGTTGGTATGTATGCGGTTGGTATAACTGCTCGATGGGATAATTTCCATACATCAACGGTGTCTAAGGCATATGCTCCTGGACCCGTGCTTGTAGAGCGTAAAACGGCTTCAGTAATTGCTATCGATTCCGCAGTTGTGTGGGATACTTTTAACCGAGGACCGAGCACTACAGCACTTCAGGTATCTGAGAGCGGCCATTTGTGGACACAGGTTGTCGGTGTATGGGGTACGGTTGGATCTCAAGCTTATAAGCCAGGTACAGCCGCAGATGCGTTGGCAACTGTTGTTGGTGTAGGTGACGGGCTGGTCGGTGCTGATGTAAACGACTCGAGTGCTCGTATCGCATTCCGAATCGCTGATGCATCTAATTTTCTGTGGGCACGAGTAAGCGTTGGTGGTATGGCTGAGCTGTGGAAGCGTGAGCTTGGGGTTAATACCATGCTTGCAACAGCTTTCACTGTTCCTGTGCACTCGTTGTTGACACGTTTGGAAGTATCCTTTACTGGTAGTGATATTTCAGTATTTGCTGATGGTGAATTTGCGGTTAAGTATACTTTGACTACCGCTGAAGCTACTACATTCCCCAACACAAACCCAACTTGTGGTATGTATAGCGGATCAACAGGCGCTGTGTCGCGTTGGGATACTTTCTATGTATCAAAGCAACCAAAACATGGTTCAGGTACTTCGGCTGTTGCGTTGTCGAATAAAATGGCGGCAGCAGTTACTGGTGATATTCCAGCAGTTTGGGATTCTTTCAATAGACCGGTTAACGCAACGGCAATTGGAATGGCTGATAGCGGTCAAACATGGAACTCGGTGGTTGGCGTTTGGGGAATCACTGTTAATACGGGAACGTCAAGGGCGTATAAGGTAAGCGGTCCATCTGAATCACTTGCCACAGTTACAGGGGTTGGCGATGGTGTAATTGCTGCTGATCTTGTTTCAACTATGCGTATTGCATTTAGGATTCAAGATAGCTCTAATTATTTGTTTGTTTATATCAACGCGCTTCGAGTACAATTGCTCAAGAAAGTTCTTGACGTCAACACGATAATTAATGACGCAACCGTTACACCACCAACAGGTACAATGGGAGCGAACCCAACAGGATCCTGTAACAGGGTTGAAGTTTCGTTTATGGGTGACAAGATCACAATCTCAGTCAACGGTGCAATTCAGATTCAACATGCTCTTGATCCAGCAGATTTTGTATTGTTCCCGAGCACGTTGAATACGGTTGGTCTGAGTGTTGGTTCTGGTACCGGTCATGCAGCAGATACGTTCTATGTTTCACCAGTTCCGAAATTTCAAGGTGGAGTTCGAGTCGGTGTTGGAAGTCCCGAAGGCAAGATTTATGCTCACATTGGGACGAAATACACGGATCTTGCCGCTACAGCCGGAGCAATTGAATGGGTCAAAGCATCTGGAGCAGTATCCACTGCTACTGGATGGCGAGTGACCTACGGTGATACCGGCCAACGCACGCTTTCGAGCTGGGATGCTCTCGGGGCTTATACAGCTGGAACAACTCCTTTGTTGTCTCCATTTGCGCCCCGAGTAGGGAATGCAGGTTCTCTTAAAATCCGTAGAGTGAATGATATGGTTACTCTATATGGGACATACATTGCTTTGGATACCGCGGTTACTGCTGGGCTGCAAACCAACATACTTCTGGCCGATTTGACTGGCTTCAATCTTGATGGTGGGTACATATCGCATTCATCAATGCCGACTGGTAATAATGTTGTTGATCTTATCAACGGATGGGGCTCTCCGGTAACTTCTATCAGGGTTGGAGTATTAGGGGCACAAGCGGCCGGTACGTTGCTTTTGTCTGCAAATACATCCGGAGGGATACTTAACCTGTCTTCTGGTATGGCAGCAACCACAGTACCATGGCCACTAACTCTACCTGGTATCTAATAGTTTACAAACTTCAAAATGGAAGCAATTAATAGTCAGAAGGGAGGCGTATGCCTGCCAAAGGAGAACCAAGAAGGCGGCAATCTCGTCGCCCAGCAACAACTCCTGAAAACAGAGAGAATCAGCTAGTTAATCTGGCCGTTGATCTAGCTGAAAAGCAACTCTCAGATGGTACAGCCTCAGCTCAAGTAATTAGTCATTATCTAAAGCTGGGTTCTACCCGAGAACAACTCGAACAAGAGCGTCTTAGTGGAGAAAACTCTCTACTTTCGGCAAAGATTGAAGCGATGGCCTCTACAAAGCGTATCGAAGAGCTTTATGAGGCCGCGCTCAATGCTATGCGTAATTACGCTGGACAAGATGTGCTTGATTACGATGACGAATAGACGTTATTCAGAATTAATTAGAATTCCATCATTCGAGGGCCGATATGAGTATTTGAGACTTTATGGATCGGTTGGTCAAGATACTTTCGGCTTTGATCGATACATTAATCAAAGCTTTTACACATCTAAAGAATGGCATCGCGCTAGGCAAGAGGTCCTTATTAGAGACGATGGATGCGATTTGGGTGTCCCAGGGCATGAGATCAACGGCTCTGTCCTGGTTCACCACATCAATCCAATGGTTGCTGACGATATTACTCATGCTGAAGATTGGATCCTAGATCCAGAGTATTTGATCACAACTACGCCACGCACACACAATGCCATTCATTACGGTGACGCAAGATTGCTTTTGCCACCGTATGTAAAACGCCAACCTGGCGACACTCGCCTTTGGTAAACAGGAGGTAAACCATGGAACCGAGCATTCTAACGAGCACGAAGAAGGTCCTTGGTATTGCCGAAACGTATACCGTGTTTGACATGGATATTCTTATGCATATCAACGCGGCTTTTTCAATTCTTAATCAACTCGGCGTTGGACCGGTTGACGGTTTTTTCATCGAGGATGAAAGCGCCGAATGGGAAGATTTTGACGTTCCGGCTAATCAGCTTAATCTGATCAGGACTTACGTTTTCCTAAAAGTTAGGCTTCTATTCGATCCCCCATCCACTTCTTTCTTGATTACGGCGATGACCGATCAGATCAAAGAGTATGAGTGGCGACTCAATAGTTTCAGGGAGGATCTTCTCCCGGCAAACCCATATCCACCGGCGCTTGAGGAGATTGATCTATGATTGTCGAACATACCGGTGTCAAAGGAATGCATTGGGGCGTTCGCAAAAGCACTAGTGGATCTAAGCCAGCTAAGCCGATGAGCACTGATGCCAAGAAAGTTGCTAAACTAAAAGCTAAGCCGGCTTCTGCTCTTTCAAACAAGCAACTTAAAGAAGCTAACGAGCGGTTGAATCTAGAGTCTAACTACAAGCGGCTTAATCCGTCGAAGGTTGGACAAGGTCGGAAGGTTGCTAGTGAAATTTTAGCTACTGTTGGTATTGGTATTGCCGCATACAACATTGTCAAGAGTCCAGCAGGAAAAGCTATGGTTGATCTTGGGAAAACAGCTATTTCTGGCATTTTAATCGGAAGTAAAATGGCGTAAGATCGGAGGCTCGACTTGACTCTTTCTAACACGGCAACGCCGAGGTATTACGGAGAGTTTCGAGCTGCTGTTCTTCGTGGCGACATTCCCGTGAATCGCGAAGTATCTGCCGAAATGAATCGTATAGATGAATTAATCTCTAATCCAAACATCTATCACGATGATAGCGCAGTCAATGGGTTTGTTCAATATTGTGAAATGGAGTTGACGTTAACTGATGGGTCTGATTTACATCTCCTCGATTCCTTCAAACTCTGGGCCGAACAACTTTTTGGATGGTTCTACTTTATCGAACGAAGTGTTTATCAGCCTAGCGCAACTGGTGGCGAAGGTAAATACATCAAGAAGTGGGTCAAGAAACGACTCATTGTCAAGCAGTATCTCATCGTTGCCAGAGGCGCTGCCAAGTCAATGTACGCCGCCTGCATCCAAAGCTACTTCCTCAATGTAGACACTGAGACCACCCATCAGATCACTACCGCTCCAACCATGAAGCAGGCCGATGAGGTCATCTCCCCCATCCGGACCGCCATCACCAGAGCCCGTGGCCCCCTGTTTAAGTTCCTTACTGAGGGGTCTCTTCAGAATACTACCGGTGCTAGAGTAAACCGGGTAAAGTTAGCCTCCACCAAGAAAGGTGTTGAGAACTTTCTTACTGGCTCCTTGCTCGAAGTACGCCCAATGGCAATCAACAAGCTCCAAGGGCTCCGACCTAAAGTCTCGACAATCGATGAGTGGTTGTCTGGAGACATTAGAGAGGATGTTGTCGGAGCGATCGAGCAAGGGGCCAGTAAGCTAGAAGACTTTTTGATCGTAGCTATCAGCTCTGAAGGAACAGTTCGGAACGGTTCCGGCGACACCATCAAAATGGAACTTGCTAGCATTCTTAAAGGAGAGTATCAAGCTCCACACATTTCGATTTGGCATTACAAGTTGGATGACATTGAGGAAGTTAATGACCCATCAACATGGCTAAAGGCAAATCCGAATCTAGGCCTAACCGTTACATACGAAGTGTACCAATTGGACGTCGAACGGGCCGAAAAAGCTCCCGCATCTCGCAACGACATCTTAGCAAAGCGATTTGGCATTCCGATGGAAGGCTACACGTACTTCTTTACATATGAAGAAACGCTTCCTCACGCCAGTCGAGAATTTTGGGGAATGCCGTGTGCTCTTGGCGCTGACTTGTCGCAAGGTGACGACTTTTGCGCCTTTACTTTGATGTTTCCGCTTCGAAATGCCTCATTTGGGGTCAAAACACGTTCATACATCACCACATTGACCCTTATGCGGCTCCCTGGGGCCATGAGAGCCAAGTATGAAGAGTTTATAGCGGAAGGAAGTTTGCACGTCTTAGAAGGCACTGTGCTCGACATGATGGAGGTGTATGATGACCTCGATGGCTTCATTTTAACTAACGAATACGACGTTCGTTGCCTTGGTTTCGATCCTTATAACGCTAAGGAATTTGTCACCCGCTGGGAGGCCGAGAATGGACCATACGGACTTGAAAAAGTCATTCAGGGAGCTCGTACTGAATCTGTGCCTTTGGGCGAGCTTAAGATTCTAAGTGAAGAGCGAAAGCTCATATTTGATCAAGACTTGATGTCCTTTGCAATGGGCAATGCGGTTACTCTCGAAGACACAAATGGTAATCGAAAGCTTCTTAAGAAGCGCAAAGATGAGAAAATTGACAACGTTTCGGCCATGATGGATGCATACGTTGCTTGGAAAGCCAATAAGGAGGCCTTTGAATGACCGTACCATTGCAAGCAGATATTGATTGGCTCGAGCATCACGGCGTTAAAGGCCAGAAGTGGGGTGTTGTTCGTAAAGCGAATAAAAATGCTACTGCGACTTGGAAAGCCGGACACGCAGCTAACAAAAAGGCTCGTTCTGAAAGAAAAGCAGCCAAGCCACCATCTAGATATACAAAGGCACAAAAGGTTGAAATTGGTTTGCGTATTGCTGCTATTGCGCTTATTGGAGCAGCCGTTGTAGCAAAATCACAAAAGAACAAGAGTCTTTCTGCCGCAAAAGCATCTGCATTTTCTAGTCATGGTAAAGACTGGATCAACGCTTTTCAAAGTAGTCCGGCAGCTTTGAAGCCGTTTATTGTAAGTTCCGGTGGCGTTATTACTCGATAGTCAACACAGAACGAAAGGCCGTTGGTGCATAACCATGACAATTCCACTACAAAAAGATATTGACTGGCTCGAACACCACGGTGTTAAAGGTCAACAATGGGGGGTTAGGCGAGCGCAAAAGAAGCAAGCAAAAGCTAGAAACAAAGCTCTCAACAAAGCGAGTCGATCAAAAGATTTTAAAGAATTTGAAGGAACTGTCGACGCAGCACGCGCCCGTCGTAAAGGCGGCGCGATTAAGCAAGAGCGAAAAGCTGCAAAAGCGCAGTTTCACCAAGACAAAGCCAAGGTTGGGTCTAGAGAAGCACGCAAGATTCTTTATGAAAAGCGAAATAAGCTGAGTGAAGAAGTTGCAGTTTCCCACCAAGCAAAAAATGGCAAAGAAGTGGCCGGAACGATTTTGGCTGGTGCTGCTATTGGCGTAGCTTATAGCCTTCTCCTCAAGTCGGCAAGAGCGTAGTTGATTCATATTCAAATGAACGAAAGGAGGTGCCGGTTTGGGACTTCTAGATCAGGTTAAGAAATCTTGGAATGCCTTTCGTTCAAATGATCAATCATATTCGAAAGATCTATATGAGCAAGGACCACCAAGTTATGGGACTGCTCCACCACAGAATCAACGTCTTCGATATTTCAATGAACGATCCATCATCACGTCGATCTATACCAGAATCGCTATCGATGTAGCTGATATTCTGATTAGACATGCAAAAGTTGATGAGGATGGTAATTTTCTAGATAATTTAACCAGCGAATTCAACACATGTTTGACTCTTCAACCGAATCTTGATCAAGCTCCTCGAGCGTTTAGGCAAGACATTGTCATGACGCTCTTCGATGAGGGTATTGCAACAATTGTTCCCGTTGATACCATTTCGGATCCACAATTCAATGCGCAATTCGACATTCTGTCAATGCGTGTGGGGAAGATTACACAATGGTACCCAAAGCATGTACGGGTTAGTGTTTACAACGAAGCCAAGGGTGTAAGAGAGGAAATTACTCTTGAAAAGCAAATGGTTGCCATTGTAGAGAACCCGTTCTATGCGGTTATGAATGAACCGAACTCGACCCTCCAAAGATTGACTCGAAAGCTGCAACTTTTGGATACGGTTGATGAGGCAAGTAGTTCAGGTAAGTTGGATTTGATTATTCAGCTTCCATATGTAATCAAATCTGAAGCTAGACAAAAGCAAGCAGAGCAACGTAGAGAACAAATTGAGTTCCAACTTAAGGGAAGTCAGTACGGCATTGCCTATACTGACGGCACCGAAAAGATTACGCAGCTCAATCGCCCGGCAGAGAACAATCTGCTTAAGCAAATCGAATACCTAACGAACAAACTGTATGGTGAACTGGGCATTACAGAAGAAGTAATGAACGGTACGGCCAACGAAGCCGCGATGCTCCTGTACTATAACCGAACAATTGAACCCATCTTGGATGCGATTGTTGAAGCTATGCAAAGGGCATTCCTGGGGCTTATCGGAACCAAGAAGAAGCAAAAGGTTTTGTACTTCCGTGAGCCGTTCAAGTTTGTTCCGCTTGGACAGCTTGCAGACATTGTTGACACTATGTCTCGTAACGAGATTCTTTCTCCGAACGAGATTAGGAGTGCCATGGGCTATCGTCCGTCAAAGGATCCGAAGTCTGATGAGCTCATCAACAGTAACATGCCACCACCGGCTCCTCCACCTCAGGTTCCGCCAAACCCTCAAGGAGAATCTGAAAACCAAGTTGAAACCGCAACCAATGATGAACTCGAGGCTATCAAATGAAGCGTTTAGCCCAAATCGAAAGGAATAGTCAAAATGGAAGCAGATTTTAGCGGCTACGCCACAAAGGCGGGTCTTAAGTGTACCGACGGTCGGACGATTATGCCGGATGCTTTCAAGCATCAGGATAAAGCTCGAGTTCCGTTGGTCTGGCAGCATGGGCATACTGATCCGGAAAATGTTCTGGGTCATGCAATTCTTGAGAATCGTGACGACGGTGTTTACGCCTATGGTTTCTTTAACAAGACGACTAAGGCTACGCATTCGGGTCAACTTCTCGAACACGGTGACATCAACATGATGTCTATCTGGGCAAATCAACTTATTGAGCGTTCAGGGAATGTTATTCACGGCGCCATTCGTGAAGTTAGCCTGGTTCTTGCTGGGGCTAATCCTGGAGCAGTTATTGAGAGTGTTACGATTCGCCACAGCGATGGCGATGAGCAAGTTCTTGATGATGAAGCGATTATTTATACCGGCCTTGTCCTCGAACACACCGATGGTGAAGAAGAGGAAGAGGTAGAGGAAGAGGAAGAAGAGGAAGAAGAAGAAGAAGCCGTTGAGGCAGTGGCTCACGCTGATAACGGAACTTCTGCAGACGAAACTGTCCAGGATATTTACGATTCCCTTAGCCCCAAGCAAAAGGATGTCGTTCACTACCTTATCGGTGAAGCCGTTTCGGCAGCCGAACTTAAGCAATCAGATATCGCCGATGATGGCAACACCGACCCGGAAGGAAGTAAAGAAATGGTCCATAGCAATGTTTTCGAGCAGCAGGGTGACGCAAAGAAGGAAACGGTTCTCTCTCATGACGACATGAAGGGGATTCTCGAGAATGCGTCTCGGACAGGTTCGCTCAAGCACGCTGTCGAAGAGTATGCCCTCGCTCACGGAATCACCAACATCTCCGAGTTGTTCGTGAGTGATACCCCAGAATGGATTCGGCGCCGCACTGAGTGGGTTTCGGATCTTCTGGGTGCGACCCGCAAGAGCCCGTTTACCCGGATCAAGACGCTTAGCGCTGACCTGACGTTCGACGATGCTCGGGCCAAGGGTTATATTAAGGGCTCTCTCAAGAAAGAAGAGTTCTTCGGCGTCGCTTCTCGTACCACGACCCCGACGACCATCTACAAGAAGCAGCAGCTCGATCGTGACGACGTCCTTGACATCAGCGACTTCGATGTGATTGCTTGGCTCAAGGCCGAGATGCGCCTCATGCTTGATGAGGAACTGGCTCGGGCTATCCTGTTTGGTGATGGTCGTGATATCGCTGATACGGACAAGATCAACGAGCAGAACATTCGCCCGATCGCCAAGGATCACGAGCTTTACACCACCGTGATCAACGTCAATGTGGATGACGCCAACTCCTCGGTAGCCGAGGTTGTTGACGCGGTTATCATGAACCGGCACCGCTATAAGGGTACTGGCCAGCCGACGTTCTACACAACGGAGTACTGGATCGCTCGTTTCCTTCTGTTGAGGGACAATGACGGTCGTCGCATGTACAAGAGCCTCGATGAACTGGCTTCGGAACTCCGTGTTTCAAATGTCGTTGCTGTCGAGACCATGATGGATCAACCGGACATGATCGGTGTCATGGTTAACCCGGTGGACTACGTCCTCGGTGCGGACAAGGGTGGCCAGGTCACCATGTTCGACGATTTTGATATCGACTACAACAAGCAGAAGTACTTGATCGAGACCCGTGTTTCTGGTGCCTTGGTTAAGGTTAAGTCGGCTATGGTCATCATGCGTACGGCTGCTGCTACTGTCATCGTCACGGCTACGGAACCGGGATTCAACGCCAATACTGGCGTTATCACCATTCCTACCGTTACTGGAGTGACGTATAAGGACGGTGCCACGACGCTTACTGCCGGTGCTCAGACTGCTCTTGCTTCAGGAGCAAGCAAGGTCATCACCGCGGTTCCGTCGGGTGCAGGCTATGTGCTCAGCACGAGCGACGACGATACCTGGTCGTTCAAGCGCAACTGACGGTAAGGGGTACTTATGGCAAGATTCTATGGTGAAATCGGCTACGGATTTTCTGTAGAGGATCCTCCTGGGTCTGGCGTATACGTTGACAGAATTACGGAGTATTCATATTTCGGTGATGTCATCAGAGACAGCGTCAAGATTGAAGATGGTGAAGGACTCAACGATAACATTTCTGTGGGGAACTCCATTAGTGTTGTTGCGGATGAATACGCCAATCAGCATTTCTTTGCCATTAGGTATATTCGGTGGGCGGGGACTCTTTGGGCGGTTACATCCGTCGAAGTTAAGAGTCCCCGTCTCATCCTTGCTCTAGGGAGTGTGTATAATGGGCCGACGATCTGACCTCCACGTGCTTTTACAGAGCACTCTTGGAACGACGCAAGTCTATTTTCAGCCACCCCCTACCGTTCAGATGACATATCCTTGTATCGTCTATCGACGAGATTCTGCAAGGACATTGTTCGCCGACGACAAGCCGTATCGGCATATGAAACGTTACCAGGTCATCGTCATTGATCGTGACCCAGATAGTCTCATCCCAGACAAGATCGCTGAGTTACCCACGTGTATCTTCGATCGATTCTATACGGCTGACAACCTCAACCACGACGTTTACAAACTTTTTTTCTAAGGAGAAACACAATGGCAATCCTTACTTGGGATCAGACCGGCCAACGACTCTATGAAACTGGCGTTGATAGGGGCGTTCTGTACATTCCCACTGTAGGTATTTACGATGTTGGGTATGCTTGGAATGGTCTTACGGCCGTTACCGAGTCTCCCTCTGGCGCAGAAGCTACGGCTCTCTACGCCGACAACATCAAGTACCTCAACCTTTACTCGGCTGAGGAATTTGGTGCAACTATTGAAGCATACACTTATCCCGATCAGTTCAACCAATTCGACGGACTTGCTTCCCCGCAGACCGGTGTTACTATCGGTCAGCAGGGACGTAAGGCTTTTGGTTTGTCTTACAGGACGAAGCTGGGCAACGATACTTCTGGTAATGATTATGGGTATAAACTCCATATGATTTACGGATGTACCGCTGCTCCGTCAGAGAAGGCATACGCCACAATCAATGATTCACCAGAGGCGATCACCTTTAGCTGGGAGATCACCACTGTTGCAGTGAGCATGGCAACCCTCAAGCCCACCGCTATTGTTACGGTTGACTCGACCAAGGTTCAAGCAGGCAGCTTGTCTACTTTGGAAGGTGCCCTCTATGGTACGGTTGGTACCAGTCCAAGGCTCCCTCTCCCAGACGAGATCGTGACAATGTTTGCCGGTTCTCAAACGTCGGTCACCACTACGGCGCCTACCTTTGTTCCGGCCACCGGCGTTATCACCATCCCGACCATCACCGGCGTTACCTATCGCCGTGCCGATACCAATGCTGTTGTTACCGGCACCGTCACCATTGCTGGTACTGCTGGCGCATTCCTTACTATTCGGGCTGCTCCGACTACTGGTGCGTACGTGTTCTCGCCACAGTCGGACGATGACTGGACGTTTATCCGGACCTGATGATTTGACTAGGAGACCAGAGAATGCTCGTAATTGTAGTTCCAGGAGCTGAGTTCTTCGACGAAACCACTAACGAATTTGTGGATGTTGAAGACGTTGTTTTGGAGCTAGAGCATTCTCTGGTCTCACTGTCAAAATGGGAGTCAAAGTTCGAAAAGCCTTTTCTTGGAAAAGAGAAAAAATCCCCGGAGGAGATTGCCGGATACGTTAAGGCTATGTTAATTACTCCGGACATTGGTCTGGAAGTTTTGAATCGACTTAGTGTTGAAAATTTGACTGAAATTAATGCATACATCGAATCTAAACAGTCGGCTACAACATTTGGACAGATGCCAGATCGTTCAGGTTCTGGCGAAGTGATTACATCTGAATTAATTTATTATTGGATGGTAGCTTTTACCATTCCATTTGAGTGCCAGTATTGGCACCTAAATCGACTCTTCTCTCTGATTCGAATCTGTAACATTAAGAATTCGAAACCGAAGAAGATGGGTCGACATGAGATCGCTGCAAGAAACAGAGAACTAAACGCCCAAAGAAGAGCTCAGCTTTCTACTACTGGGTGAAAGGAGATTAAATGGCTGCTATTGAATGGGACGTAGTTGGAGAACGAACATTCGAACAAGGTCTTGATCGTGGTGTGTTGTTATTTCCAGATGGAGGCGGTGTTGCTTGGAATGGTCTTGCTTCCATTGATGAGAATGCCGAAATAGGCGTAGAGCCATTTTATTTCGATGGGGTTAAATTTACAGAGTTTGTTACGGTTGGTAATTTTTCAGCTATTTTGAAAGCTTACACGTATCCGCAAGAGTTTCTTAAGTATGAAGGATTAATCGAAGATACCACTGGGTTTTTTATTGGTAATCAAGAGCCAAATCTTTTTCATCTAACATACAGAACCATGGCTGGTGACGATGCTGATTCAAGACCAGGTTATAAAATTCACATTCTGTATAATTTAACGGCTATCCCATCCACAAAATCACATACGTCAATTGCTAATGGATCAGCCCCAATCTTATTTGAATGGAATCTTTCGGCAATTCCTGAGACTTTGGATGGATACACCCCAACCGCGCATATTGTTCTTGATAGTCGAGAGATGGACCCGTGGTTATTCGAAGATATTGAAGCTATTTTGTATGGCGACGAAACACATGAGCCAACTGCTCCAGCTCTTAGTGGTTTCGCTACATTTATTCGTAACTGGGAACGGCTTATTGTTATTGATAATGGTAATGGGACCTGGACTGCGAGTGCGGTTGACGACGCCAGTATTGTGATGCTTGACAGCACTACATTTCAAATCATTGAAGATAATGCTGTGTATTTGAACGCAGACACTTATACACTCACTAGTTCTGACAAGAATGAGGAAGATATATGGCTACCGTAACTGGCTATACTGCGGCTCGAATGGACACAATGGAGGCCGCTACAGTTATTACCGGAAAAATCACTGGTGATAATCTCATTCTAACCACCAAGGGTGGGACAAACATTAATGCGGGTAATGTTCGTGGTCCGCAAGGTGATCAGGGTGATCAAGGACCAGGGCCTAATCCAACAGGAACGTTTATTATTGGTGGTTGGACGACAGATCCTAGTGGATATTTGATTTTGGATGGTCGACTAATTGCTGGTGGAGTGGGTACATATCCTGCGTTGTCTGCAGTTTTCCCAGGTTGGAAATCGGGGGCAAACCTACAGCTTCCAAATGCTACTGGAGCTGTTCCAATGGTCGGCGGCGCTACTCCAGGCGTAGTTTCTGGGGCAATGACACATAATCTGATCACAGCCAACGTTCCCGGGCATAGTCATGGAGTTAATGATCACCAGCATGCAACACCTAATCATGCTCACGCCATGTCACATGGACATACGGGTAGCAGTAGCTGGGTAACTCATGATCACGCCCACCAAATTCCAAACCACCAACATGCGCCATCTTCACCTACATATGGTGAAGGTTATGCTTATCGCCATGGGCAAATTGGCGGCGGCAGTGAATTGTTTAGAACCACAGCAGGCGGAATCCTTATTGAATGGCATGATGGTGCGCAATCAACGTTTAGTGGTGGCGGAGGTTGGACTGGTGGAATCAGTCAAAACCACTATCACTATATTACGGTAGATAACATGTATGGTTATACATCTACAGACGGTTCTGGTCTTAGCGGTGGAGCTCCGAACCTTAAGACAGATAATGGTAACGGCGGTGGTACCGCTGTCGATCACACGCCAAAGAACATTGCTGTAAGAATGGCCGTCAAAACCTGATACTAAGTACGAAGGTGGTAAGATGATAAAAGTATCTGTTACCGGCTCGTATAAGAAGACTCAGGAATGGCTTAATAAGCTGCACGAAGGCGATCATTTTGATGTACTCGGTGCGCATGGATCAGCCGGCGTTAGCGCATTGGCTTCTGCAACACCGAAAGATACTGGTAAAACAGCATCGTCTTGGACTTATGTCGTATTTAACAAGGGGAACAAAGCGGGTGTAGCTTGGTACAACTCCAACGTGGTTAATGGCGTTCCTATCGCTATTATTCTTGACAACGGCCATGGTACAGGCACTGGTGGATGGGTTCCTGGACACAACTATATTAGTCCCGCAATTAAACCTATTATGGATAAAACCATTGACGATGTCTGGAAGAAGGTGATCGAATGAGCGGTGATGATCGCGTTGTTGGACTTGAATTCGACAATTCTAAATTCGAATCAAAGCTCGCTCAGACTATAGCAAGTTTGGACAAACTTCAAACCACACTCGATAAGCAAAACGGTAAAAAAGCTCTGGAGGATCTTTCCACAGCAGGTTCCAAATTTGATGTTAGCAATATTACTGCAGGCATCGAGGGTGTTAGCGCTAAATTCTTGGCACTGTCTACTATTGGTATTACAGCGCTAGCCAATATTGCTAGTAAAGCTGTCAGCGTAGGCATTGATTTAGCAAAGTCGTTGTCGCTTGATAACGTTCTGGCTGGTTTCCACGAATACGAAACCAACATGAACTCGATTCAAACGATCATGACGAACACGAGAAAAGATGGTTCAACTCTTCAAGATGTGAACAAAGCTCTCGATGAGCTGAACCATTACTCTGATCAGACCATCTATAATTTCTCTGAGATGGCTCGAAACATTGGTACCTTTACGGCTGCTGGTGTTGATCTGAATACTTCAACTCAGTCGATTAAGGGTATTGCTAACCTTGCGGCTGCTTCGGGTTCAGATGCGAACCAGGCTGCTACCGCAATGTATCAGCTTTCTCAGGCAATGGCATCCGGCACAGTCAAGCTTATGGACTGGAACTCAGTCGTTAATGCTGGCATGGGTGGCGAGATGTTTCAGGAAGCCCTCTTCAATGCGGGCAAACTGAAGGGAACACTTGATGGTGTAGGCGCTAATACAACTTTCGATAAATGGAAAGCTTCAGGTAATTCGTTCCGAGATTCACTTGAATCCGGATGGATCACGGCAGACGTTCTTACTACAACGTTGCAGGGTTTCACCGGAGATCTTAGTGAAGCTCAGCTTACAGCGATGGGTTATACCCAACAACAGGCCCAAGAAGTCATGGCAATGGGTCAGTCTGCTAAGGATGCTGCTACTCAGGTTAAAACCTTTACGCAGCTTGTGGGTACAGTCAAAGAGTCTATTGGATCTGGTTGGTCACAAACATTTAAGCTTATTATTGGCGACTTCGATCAGGCAAGAGGTTTGTTTACTGGCATCAACTCCGTCATTGGAGACATGATTCAAAAAGGTGCTGATAACCGCAACAACCTGCTCCAAGGTTGGGCTGATCTTGGTGGTCGCGGCGCTCTCATTGACGGCGTTGTTAGAATCTTCTTTGCTTTGGGCGCTGCTATTAAGCCCGTTCAACAGGCGTTCCATAACATATTCCCGCCAATGACGGCGGAAAAGCTTTATGATCTTACTGTTAAGTTTAGAGATTTCACAGCAGCCCTTATGCCCAGCACGGCAACGATTCTTCGTTTGCAGCGCGTATTCGAGGGCGTATTTGCAGCGCTGGAAATTGGCTGGACCGTTATTAAGGGTGTTGCAGAAGTATTCAAGACTTTGTTTATGGAACTTAAGTCGGGTACCGATGGAAAGGTACTCAAATTCTTCGCTGAGATTGGCGACAAGGTTGTAGCTCTTAATAAAGTGTTGGTCGAGGGTGGAGGAATCAAGGATTTCTTTACAAAGATTACTGATGCGATTAAAGATCCTATTCCTGCGCTTAAAGATTTCTTGGGGTACCTCTCTAATATAGGTGATGGCGCTGTTGGCGATGCCATCAATCTTATTGTTCAAGCCTTCCAACAAGCCTTGCCTGTGCTTGGAATGGCTCGTGATTTATTTGGAGTGCTCAAAGACAAGATCGCAGAATTCGTTTCAAGTATTGATATTGGTGGCGTCTTCGACGATCTTACGGATAGTATCAAAGAGTTCCTTTCAAGCATTAATATTGGTGGCGGTGGCCTTGATATTAGTGATAAATTCGGAGATACACCAGATGTCGTAAAAGACATTGGCGCAAGATTCGACCATCTGAAAGATATTGTCAGTTCTGTTGCCGATTTCTTTCAATCCGTAGGCAACGTTATTGGCGATCTCTGGGGTAAGATTTCACCAGTTCTCGATGAGGTCTTTGATCATATTCATGATTGGTTCTCTACGCTTGGCGAAAAGCTTGGCGACGCCATTGGTACTGGAGATTTCAACAAGGTTGTCGATGTCGTAAACGTCGGTCTTCTTGGTGGTATTCTCGTTATTCTTAGGAAGTTCTTCAAGAACGGGCTCAACATCGATTTCGGTGGCGGCTTGATGGAGAAGATCTCCGGCACATTTGGTCAGCTAACTGACACGTTGAAGGCGATGCAAACCAAGATCAAGGCCGACGCTTTGATCAAGATTGCTATTGCTCTTGGTGTTCTCGTTGCTTCATTGGTTGTTCTGTCTCTTATCGATTCTGCCGCTCTGACCAAGGCACTTGTTGCAATGGCAGTAGGTTTCGCTCAACTTGCGGCCATGATGAAATTGATGGAGAAAGTTACTGGCAGCGCAAGTAAATTTGTAGGTCTAGCTGCCGGATTGCTGCTTTTGGCCGGAGCAATGCTAATTCTAGCCATAGCAATGAAGATATTTGCCACAATGTCTTGGGAAGACATTGCCCAGGGTCTAACCGCAGTAACGGTACTTCTTGGAACTTTGGTTCTCGTAGCAAAGAGGCTGGATGCCTCGGACATGATCAAAGCTGGCGCCGGCATATTGATTCTTGCTGGAGGCATGGTTGTTCTTGGGCTAGCTCTAAGAATGTTTGCCGGCATGTCTTTGCCAGAGATGGGTCAAGGACTTATTGGTGTAGGCGCTGGGCTTGTCATTATTGCCGAGTCTATGAAGAGAATGCCTACAATTTCGCCTAAGGATGGGGCGGCTATTATTCTAATTGCTGCTGGGTTGCTTGTTCTAAGCTTCGCAGTTAAACAATTTGCCGAACTGTCTTGGGGAGAGATGGCCAAGGGCTTTGCTAGTGTCGCCGCTGGTCTTTTGATCATCGCCGGTGCTATGCATCTTATGCCCAAGGATATGCTCCTCACTGCCGCTGGTCTATTGGTCGTCGGCGTGGCTCTTCTTGTTATCGCCAAGGCTATTGAAACTTTCGCCGGTATGTCAATGGGTGAAGTTGGGAAGGGGCTGGGCATTATAGCCGCGGCGCTTGTTCTTCTTGCCATTGCTGCACACGCTATGTCTGGGGCGATTGTTGGTGCTATCGCTATTGGTATTATGGCGGTTTCTCTTGCGCTTCTAACTGGCGTGCTTACAGCGCTGTCTAAGTTGAGTTTGACTGAGCTTGCTCTTGCAATTGGCGCTCTAGCCGCTGTGTTTGTTGTGCTTGGTTTGGCTGCCTTGGTTCTGGAACCTGTTATCCCAGCGCTTATGCTTCTTGGCGTCGCGCTTGCTCTTATCGGTCTTGGCTTTGTGTTGTTCGGTGCTGGTGTGGCTATGGCTGCATCAGGTTTCCTCGCTTTGGCTAAGGCTGGGGACGCTGGCATCAAGGTATTTGTCAAGCTTCTTGACGTATTAATTTCTAAGATTCCAGAATTCCTTGGAGCGATAGCAGGCGGCTTGCTTGATGCGCTACAAATCTTTGTAGACATGCTACCTCAGCTAATGGAAATGGTTGTGACGGTTGTCACGTCATTGCTTGACACGGTTAAGACGCTTATTCCAGAAATTGTGTCCGTGGTTGTCGTTCTTATTGAAACTCTAATCGGTGCTCTCGTAGAGCTATATCCTGTGGTTATCGAAGCAGGGTTTTCTTTGCTGATGGCGCTTTTGAATGGAATCAAAGAGCACGTCCCCGAGATTGTTATTACAGTTGCCGAAATTATTGTCGGATTCCTAAACGCCCTCAGTGAGTCTCTCCAGATGATCATTGCCGCTGGTGCGGATTTGATTATCAAGTTCCTCGAAGGTATTGGTAGTAATGCACTGAAGGTTATCGAGGCGGGCTTCAAAGTCCTCATCGATTTCCTTGAGGGTCTTGCCAATAGCATTCGAGAAAATCGTAGTAAACTGTGGGCTGCAGGTATCGACATCATTGCTGCTATATTTGGTGGTATCACTGAGAAAGTTGCAGAGGTTTGGACTTTCTTCTCTGGTCTTGTCGGCACTGTTCTTGAGAAAATCGGTACGGTCACAAGTTCTCTTACGCAAAAGGGTAAAGATTTCATAATTGGTCTTTTGCACGGACTACAAGAAGTTTGGGAAACCGTCAAGACTTTTGTCGAAGGGCTTGCCGACCGTATTAAGAGTTATATCTCTAGTCCACTAACAATCTTGTTGGAAGCTGGCAAGGATGTTATTCGTGGTTTGTGGAATGGTATTGTGGCCATGAAGGACTGGATCACAAATAAGCTTGGCGAAGTTGGTGGCTGGATTAAGAGTGGCATTGGTTCTGTCATGAAGATGTTCTCTCCGTCGCGAGTAATGGCGCAGTATGGCGTTTATATTGGCCAAGGCCTGATTATTGGTATCGATTCTATGGAAAAGCCAATTACGAAGTCGTCCGAAAACATGGGTAATTCTGTGATTAAGACGATGGAATCGACTATGAATAAGATTCCTAATATTCTGGCTGGAATGGAAGAATTCAATCCGACTATCACACCAGTTCTTGACTTGACTGGAGTTAAGAAGGAAGCTCAAAATCTATCTGGTTTGCTTAATTCTGAAGATCTAACTGCTAAATCTAATTTGCAGCAAGCTCGTATTATTTCTGTTGACACAAATGAGCAGCAGAAAGCCACGACAGATCAATCATATGGATACCAGAAAGAAATCAAATTTGAGCAGACTATCAATGCTCCAACGGAGTTGTCTACCGCTGATATTTATCGTCAAACCCGTAACCTCATTGCGCTGGCAAAGGAAGAGTTGGCAATCGTATGAGAGTAACAGGTGTATGTCTATTCTCCAATAATGAAGAAATAGTCGAGTTCGATTTCCAAGATCATAGCCAAAAAGTTCCGTATACTATGCGGGCTATGATTGGGCTTGATGCTGAGGAAATTGTTCCTAGGTTCTATGGACGTGGGACAACAACTAAGACTAGGTATTATAGTCCAACCATTGGCAGTCGTGAGATTGTTATTCGAATCGTCTTGAAGCCTCAAAACGGAGTTCTAGAAACATATTCTAGCCTTAGGGATAAGTTGTATAAGACGATCTCTTCGGCTCGAGACGGTCAAGTTGAAATTAGGTTTATGTCGGATTTGTACGAGATGGCGTCTATCAAGGGATTTATCACTAAATTTGAAGCGCCAGTCTTTAGCCAAGTGCCAGAAGTACAGCTCACGATATTCTGCGAGGATGGAATATTCAAAAGCATTAAATCGATAAAGGTAAGAGCTGCTGGTCTTAGCAAGACAAAGATGATAATTACCGATACCACATCGACCTCTCCTCACGGAATGACCTTTGAATTGAAGTTCTTGACTAAGACTCCATATTTCAGTATTCAAGATGTAAGCGTGGTTCCAGAGTGGAAGTTCAAACTTATACCTGGCACAATCGGTGGACTAGTTGATTTTCAAGTCAATGACCGTCTGTTTTTCAGCAATGAAGGTAATGAAAAGAGTGTATTTATTCTCAGAGGTTCGACTCAGTATTACCTAGCTGACAAGATTGAGACAGGTTCTGTTTGGCCGATCATATTCCCAGGAGAGAACCAATACACTATCGACTATTCCACGGGAAATTTTTCTTGGACGGCCTTTAGTTATTATGCAACGTACTGGGGGATCTAGTGGATCTTATAACCTTGGGTAATCTTTCTAATAATACCTTGGTTCCCACACAAGGTCGATTGGTGAATGGTATTTTTGATTTGACTTGGACTGAACGATATCGAGAAGCTGGAGAATTTCAACTTACGGGAGAGATGTCATCTGGTGTCCTAGATACGCTAACCAGAGGTACGTTGGTTTCACATCTTAAAACTCGTTCGGTTATGATTGTTGAAAACATCGGTATCTCTGAATCTAAGAGAGAAAGTTCAACGATTGATATTTCAGGTAGGAGTTTGGAATCTTATTTGGAAAACCGTGTTGCTGGCTCCAATTTTGCTGTAGCTATTCTTGGACTTGTCCCTGACTATCAATTAGCCGCCGGCCCTACGTGGACACAAGCATTGAAATTGCTTGACGACCATACAAAAGCCGGCTCTGTGGTTGACCCCAATGATGCTATCCCCGGTTTGTTTAATGAGAACGTTGCTTCCGGAACGGAGACGATCCCTCAAGAAGCTCGAATTATTAAACGAGGAACTCTTTATCAACGGCTTATGGAACTGCTTGAGTTGGGTGATTTGGGAATTAAAGTCCTTCGGCCCATAGCTACCGGCACGACGTCAATGACGTTGCAAATTCACCGAGGTATTGATCTCAGTGGTTCGGTCGTATTTTCATGGGAAACCGGCGATCTTGAACGAACCGAGTATCTTTCTACGAGTAAGAAGGATAAGAACGCCGCGTTTGTAGCAGCTAAAACTCTTTATGTTCGTGTTCTTGGATCAGAAACACTTGTGAATCGTCGAATGATGCAGGTAGAAGCTGGCGATATCGACGAGGATGTAACGCTACCCTATAATCAAGCTACGTACGATTCTCTTGCAGCGAGTCTTGGTGTAAGAGGTCGAGAAGCAGTCAATCGTAACAACCCAATCGAAATCACCAGTACTGATATTTCTGCGAATACCAAACAGCGTTATCGATCCGAATACAATATTGGTGATATCGTCATGGTTGATGGAAATTATGGCACTTCACAAAAGATGCGAGTTGTTGAGTACGTTGAGATTCAAGATGAAACCGGTGAAAGGGGATACCCTACTCTTACAACGCTAACCCCTTAACGAAGGAGTGACTGATGTTCAAGGGCCGCTCTGTGATCGAAATCATGGTCTTGTGGTTCTCGTTCATCGTGGGATTCGTGCTTCTAGCTGTAGGAGGAATGATCTCCGTCACTAAACTCCTTAATCCTGACGCCGATATTGATCGGGCAGTGGATGCACTATTTGCAGCCATCACGATTGTCCTTGGCGCATTGTTAGGAATGCTTTCGGTCAAAGGGGCTGCACAGAGTGATTTGAGCAAGCGTCCAGACGAAGAGAAGGGCGTTGATGTAACGGAAAGGACAGAATGAGTCCTATTACTTTCCTCTCAGTATGCGCTATCACTTCCGGTACGATGGTTGGGGTATCTACCGCTGTACAAGGGGACGCTCCCGAACCCCCTCCATCCGTAACAACCATTCAGGAGGAAACTAATGCGCCACCAACCACAGTCCTCATCATACAAGGGGAACCCGGACCAGCCGGTCCACCTGGCCCCGCAGGAGCCATTGGCCCTCAAGGCGAAATTGGGTTACAAGGACCCCCAGGCCCCCCAGGACCCGTTGGGGACAGCGGAAGCCGTGGAGCTACAGGTCCGGCTGGAGTACCGGGACCAGTGGGACCTACTGGCTCACCGGGAGAGACAGGCCTACCGGGCGCAAATGGTTTACCTGGAGAAGTTGGTCCACAAGGAGAACCGGGAGCTCAAGGTCAAAATGGAAGCCCAGGACCCCAAGGACCACCTGGACCTGTAGCAACCGGCTTGGGTTGCCCTAATGGATTCAGCCCAGAGGAAATTGTCTTTAATGCACCTGGTGGTCAGGTTACTTTGTTTACATGCGTTCAACAATAATTTAATCGAGGAGTTTAAATGACTAATGAAGACCCGAATAAGCCGGAAGAAGTAAAAAGCTCATGGATTCTTAGTGCGAAGCTTTATAACTCGCTCAAGTTTACCGTTATGGTGTTTCTTCCGGCTTTGTCGACCCTATATTTCACACTGGGCTCTGTATGGAACTTCCCAGCGGTTGAACAAGTAATCGGCACAACTGCCGCAATCACAACGTTCTTGGGTCTCTTGCTGAGACATGCCAGTACTGTGTATAATACCAGCGATACAAGATTTGACGGTGCTATCAAATACACAGAGTCTACGGACGGCAGTAAAAGGTTTACTCTCGAGGTCCCAGGGGATCCCAACGAGATCAGCAAGAAAGATGTAATTACTTTCAAGGTAGCTCACGAGTGAATCGCACGTAATTCAACTCGTATAACGAGAGCCTACCCGAAAGGAAGTTTGATGTTTGGAAAAGATCCAAAGATCGAAGACGTAAAGCTAAAAGAGATCAAGAATCGACTTTTGGATGATATGTTGAAAGACAAGCCAGGAACTCCAGAGTTTATCAAACTACTAGTCCAATTGGAAAGAGTTAGTGCGTTGCAAAAGTCGGAAGACAAGCCACGCCCTGACATGAATACAATTTGCATAGTAGGAGGTAATCTTTTGGGGATTCTGATTATCGTCGCATATGAACAAAAGCACGTTTTTGCCTCGACAGCCAAAAGCTTCGTTCTGAAGACGAAAACCTGACATCACTGATATTCAGTGGTGATCGAACCTATAGGGTTTGTACGAAATACTAAGTACAAGCCCTATAGGTTTTTTCGCATACTTTACAACCCATCTATATTTTCCCGTTTACCAGAAAGGTACAATTAGTGCGTTATAAGGATCCAAAAGGCCAAGAACACTGGTCGCACACTATTGTACCCATATTTCTAGCAATTTTAGCTCTTATGGCATGTATTTATTGCTTTCACAGAATTTTAGAAGGCGATTGGTGAAAAACTAGGCTCTATATTTCGTTCTAAGCCTCTTTAAATGTGTAAAAGGTATATTTGCCCCAGAAATGGGGGTAAAACGCTTAGAAACGAATCTAGAGGCCTCTCCGGCGATTTGGGCATTTTTGGGCAAAATTTTCCCCGGGGAAGAGTTCTGACAACCTTTTTCGGTATATATTCGCACAAAAAACACGTCCTATAATGAGATAATCAACCCCGACCGAAAGGACCCGAATAATGAATCCGATCAAGAAGATCGCCGTCAAGACCAAGAACCACCTCGGACGACACAAGTTCGCATACGGAATGACCGCAGTCAGCATTTTGCTGGTGAAGGCCAACGTAAAGAACATGCAGTCGTTCGACCAGTTCCTGGTTACGAAGGACATCAACCCCCTCGAATTCTGGAACCCGGAAATGTTCAAAGAGTTGAATGCCTAAACCCTAGGCCCCTGAAAGTAAACACTGACAGGGGCTTTAGGTTTTTCCTTTCGCATATTTAACAACTCATGTAATGAGACCTACGAAAGGAAGCAATGGAGCAAATCATTAGCAATCTTGAAGGAAGTTTGGAAGTCATCCAGTTTGGAATGATCCGAGTGAAAGACAACATCGTTGCAGAAGAGAACCCCATGAAAAGGGAACTCCAGATCAATGAGTTGCTCAGCTTGGTCATCAACATGGAATTGATTACCATGACCATCAAGGAGCTTACAGAAGCCCGAGACTACGTCAAGTAAGAATCAAGGCTAAGCGCAGAACAACGCGTTTAGCTTTTTCCTTTCGCAAGAATTACATCTCCTATAATGAGATCATCGACCCGAAAGGAATATTATGCGTAATCGCGCAATCAAAGTTAGCCTTGTCAAGGACGAGAAGAACACACTCGAACCCGCACCCAAAGAGGACATCAATCTGATGCTACAATCCGTAGCAGTCATTGCGAAAAGCCTCGGAAGGGATGCGGCCATCGCAGTGTTGTCCTACGTCGTGCTTGACACCGTTCGCCAAGTTGCCGTGGCAAAAGCCAGCAAGTAATGATCACCAAGCGAGGAGCCCACACAAGGGCTCTAAGCTTTTTGCCTCGCACAAAAAACATTCCGTATAATGAAGAGATGTATGACCAGTGAAACGAAGACACACTGAAGCGCTTATAGCGCCTAGCCTAATCCCATTTGCATACATGTCTTCTAAACTTTTCCCGATCCGAAAGGAAGCCATGAAAACTTATTTTACTAATCTTGAATACATTCGACGAGCCAACCCGGAATTCTATAAGCATCACATGTTGGTTCGATTCGGTGTCATGGTTGGAGCAGCGTTGATTGCTTCGATTGCATACGACAAGACGGTCACGTTCCCCGAGTATTCAAAGATCTTCGAGTGACATGCCCTTAATGAGAATCTTCTTGCTCTATCTGCTTGTCGGTCTTGTGTGGGCAGGACTGACTATGAGGAAGAGCTCTTTCAAAACTAATCTCAGCGACGTGACCTTCGTTCTCGTCTTTGCTATATTCTGGCCAGTCGTTCTTTTCATTCTCATTTTCAAAGAGGAAGAGTAACCTCGCAGAAAAAACAACGTGTATAATGAGAAGAAGATAAGACACGAATGCGTGGGTGAAAAGCCCACCTATCTGGCGTGGAAACAAAACCACAAATTACGAGTTTTCGTTGGACCGTAAGCCCTAGTCTTCTCATCTAATTTTTTCCATTCTAATAATCGAGGAGAATGTATGGATGCTAGATCGAAAGAGATAGTTGAACGAACCGCAACCACAGTGATTCTAATTGTTTGCACATCATTGATTCAGACCGCATCCAGCGATTTTTATTGGTACGCAAAGAATAAGTGGTTCCGTAATACGGAGGATGAGTATGGGGTGTGACTGCAATTACCAATGCAACTGTAAACCACACTATGGATTTTTCAGTTTCATCTGGGACGTCTTCATGGTGTTCTTCACCTGTGGGTTCTGGCTCATTTGGATATTTGTCAGGGAGATGCGTAAAAGGTAATGAACTTTATTGGACTGACCAAGGTAGTCGAGCGAGCGATTACTAAGAACTCACCGGCGATTCTCACGGGTCTGGGGATCGCCGGTGTTCTTACTACCGCATATTTCACGGGCCGTGCATCATACGCAGCGGCCGCAGTAATCGAAAGCGAGGAATACCAGAACGGGCAAGCTGAAGATCCTAAGCAGCGTTTGAAGGAGCGAGTGCAACTCACATGGCGTCTGTATATTCCTGCGGGAATCTCAGGCGCTGTGACAGTCGGATGCCTCGTTGCCGGTTCGCGCATCAGTAATAAGCGGACAACCGCCGCATATTCACTCGTAGCGCTGACTGAGACTGCATTTGGGGAGTACAAGGACAAAGTAGTAGAGAAGATCGGGGACAAGAAGGAAAAGGATATTCGAGATGAGATCGCTCAAGATCGAGTCAATAAAAATCCTCCCGGCCAACAAGTCATTATCAGTGGCTCGGGAACCGTTATTTGTTGTGAACTACACACTGGGCGATATTTCAATAGTGACGTCGAGACTATCCGTAAAGCTGAGAATGCAATCAACGCCAAAATCCTCAGAGAGACTGAAGCCACCCTCGACGACTTCTACTATCTTGTCGGATTGGAGCCTACCTCATATTCCAGTCATTCGGGATGGGACACAGGACGATTGTTAGAACTGAGTTGGTCCGCAGTCATATCTCCAGACGAGAAACCGTGTATGGCGTTCGAGTACAACCACGTTAAGGGTCTCCTGTAATCGCAGGATTTACAACGCGTATAATGAGACCCCTACCGAATTGGAGATAATCATGGAAACAGAAATTGTTGAAATCGTTCGTTTTGTTGAGCCCATCAGCTTTAGCAAGGATATGGAGAACGCAGCCGCTAAGGCCGCCATTGGTGCCGTAATTGGCATCACTGCCGGACTAGTTGGTATGCTTCTTAATCGCCGTGTTGAGAAGATGCTCGAGAAGCGCGAAGCAGCAAAAGCAGAAGCCGAGAAGAACCAAGAGTAAGTAATAACTCGAAAGCGAGAGCCCCTAAACAGGGGCTTTAGCTTTTTCCATTTTCATCAGTTAACAGAAGGAAACCAATGCTTAAGCGAAATATTACGTACGAAGATTTCGACGGTAACAAAGTTACCGAGCAATTTTACTTTAACATCTCGAAATCAGAGCTTGTTGAAATGGAATACAGTTACAAGGACGGTTTTGGCGAGACCCTTCAGAGAATTGTCAAGTCTGAAAACAAGGGTGAACTTCTCAACATTTTCAAGACGCTTGTGTTGAACGCTTATGGGGAAAAGTCAGAAGACGGCAAACGATTTATCAAGAGCCAAGAGCTTCGAGATCAGTTTGTTCAGTCTCTTGCTTATGATGCGCTCTTCATGGAGCTTGCTACGGACGATGGAGCCGCAGCAGAATTCGTTACAGGAGTTCTCCCCAAGGATCTGGCCAATGAAATGGCTGTTCAAACTTCTCCAGTCCCAACCCAACTCCCTGCCCATATTCCTCCGCCACCTACCAGTTAAGATCAAAGGATCATAATGGAAGATTTTCCAGCTAATAGTCATAATGTACTTGGTCCACCCAAGGAAAAGAAAGAGAAGCCCGAAAAGAAGGAAGTCGAAAAGGTTGTCGTTGGTGAAGTTATTCAGAAACCTCGATCCATCGGCCGTAAATTTAAGGACATTTTTGTAGGTGGAGAATTTAGGAACGCCTCAACCTATGTTGCTACGGATGTTATTCTGCCAGCGATCAAGAATGCTATCGTCGATGCAACCAGCAAAGGCGTTGAGCGTCTTATTTACGGAGACACTGGACCATCCAGGCGACCTCGAGAGTATACGGGCCGTACATCGTACAATCGTCCAGTCGATCGAGGATATTCTCGCCCTGGGATACTGCCCGATCAGCCACCACGTAGTCAAGCACGACGACGTACTGGAGGGATGAGCGA